TGGTGTTGAACCTAAACTTGTAGAAGGTAAAGCACAACCAAGTCAAGAACAAGGTTTCTTGTCATGGGCTCAAGTAACAGAAGCTATGTCTGACCCTAGATATGCTAAAGATATGGCATACCAAAACGAAGTTAAAAATAAATTAGCTAACAGTAACTTATAGGAGATAAAATATGTACGGAAAGAAAAAAGCTAAAGGTAAAAAAATGTTAAAAGGTGGACAGAAAAAACTACCTGCTGCATTACAGAAAAAAATAATGAAAGCTAAAAAGAAGTAATGGCTAAAAGAGGACTGTACGCCAATATTCATGCGAAGCGTAAACGTATCGCTGCGGGTTCTGGTGAAAAAATGCGTAAGGTAGGAGCTAAAGGTGCACCTACTAAAAAACAATTTAAAAGAGCGGCAAAGACAGCTAAGAAAAAGTAATGCCGGCTAAAAAATATCAGTCACCTTCCGGCGGTTTAAATGCTGCCGGGAGAAAATATTTTAAAAGAAAAACTGGTGCTAACTTAAAAGCTCCAGTCACAGGAAAAGTTAAACGTGGTTCTAAAGCGGCTAAACGTAGAGCTAGTTTCTGTGCACGTATGTCCGGAGTAAAAGGTGCAATGAAAAAACCTAATGGTAAACCTACAAGAAAAGCTCTAGCATTACGTAAATGGAAGTGTAGATAGTTGTGCACCCTTTTTAGGGGGCAGCTTGCCAACACATATTTAATAAAGTGTAATAACTTGACCACCTGCGGGTGACAATCTTGAATGTGAAACTGAAACATATGTAGAGGCTTTTATAAATAAACGTCATAACAAAGGAGAACACTATGGCAAATGCAAGTCCAGTATCAGTTGGAAGAGTAAATGCAAGTGGTTCGGAAGACGCTCTGTTTCTGAAAGTTTTTGCGGGAGAAGTACTTACTTCTTTTGATAGAGCTTCAGTAACTCAAGGTGCAGAAATGGTTAGAAGTATTTCTAACGGTAAATCTGCAACTTTCCCAGTAATGGGTAGAGTGGATGCTTCGTACCATACAGCAGGTGCTGAAATAACTGGTTCAGATGTAAACCACAACGAGAAAGTTATTACAATTAATGACCTTCTTTTATCTTCAGTATTTTTATCAAATATTGAGGAAGCAAAAAACCATTGGGATGTAAGAAGCGCTTACTCTACAGAAATTGGTAGAGCGTTAGCTTTCCAAAAAGATAAGCATATCTTACAAACAATTGGTCAAGCAGCACAAGCTTCTGCAAACGTAGCCGACAGCGGTTATGCAGCAGGAACTGTACTTACAAACACAGGTATTGCTTCAGCTACTGCTTCAACAGCAGCGAACGCAATGATTGATAGTTTGTTTGATGCGGCTAAACAATTAGATGCAAACTACGTTCCAAAAGAAGGTAGAAAAGCATTTATCAAATTAGAAGAGTACTACAAATTAGCAAACGGTACTAACGTAACTAACGTTGACTTCTCAGGTCAAGGTTCAATTGCGGAAGGTAAAGTTGTTAAAGTAGCAGGTATTGAATTAGTACCTACTGCACACTTTGTAGCGTCTAACGTAACTGCGGCTCCGGATGCAGGTTCAGCAACTGCGGGTGGTTCAAACCCTCAAGCTGTTGACTTATCAAACTACGTATGTTTGGTATCTCATCCTTCTGCTGTAGGTACTGTAAAACTTATGGATTTAGCTGTTGAAAGCGAATATGATATAAGAAGACAAGGTACTCTAATGGTTGCTAAGTACGCTATGGGACACGGTGTCCTAAGAGGCGAGGCAGCTGTAGGAATTAAAGAAGCGTAATAGCTTAACTTTAATATTATTAGTGGCGGTAGAGGGAGACTGAAGCCGCCGCTATATTAACTAATAGGATATTATGACTACACAGATTACACCAACTACGGAACTACAAGCGATAAACATAATGTTGTCTGTTATCGGTGAAGCTCCAGTTAACTCAATTACAGGCACTACATCCGTTGATGTAAGTACAGCAAAAAATCTTTTAGATGAAACTTCTATGTCAGTTCAATCTCAAGGATGGCATTTCAATACACATGAAAATTATAAAAACTTGGCATTAGACCAAGATAGTAAAATTCCCCTACCTTCAAACTGCGTTAAAGCTGACGCTAGTAAAAACTTCAGATACATAAATGTTACATTAAGAAATGGTTTTCTATATAATTTAGAAACACATACAGATGTTTTTACAACAGTACCAGAAGTAGATTTAGTTTTAGTACAACAGTTTGAACAACTTCCAGAATATGCAAGACAATATATTACACAAAAATCATCAAGAAGATTTGCAGCAAGATTTCTTGGTGATGCCCAAATTGTTCAATTAATTGGTAATGATGAAAATGAAGCATTAATGTCATTTCATCAAGCTGATAGCCAACAAGCAGATGTAAATATATTAGAAGGTGATAGCAATACTTATTCAATAATTAATAGACCAACTCGAAGGACTTATTAATGGGTGGTGTCGTATCACAGAGTATTCCTAATTTTCTAAATGGTATCTCACAACAAACACCAACACAAAGAGGTATTAATCAAGGAGAAGAACAGATAAATTTACAAAACAATATTGTAGATGGTTTATCTAAAAGACCACCATTTGATTATTTAGCAACTTTAGACAACACTAATGTATATCCTAACACTATTAAATTCTGGTCTATACAAAGAGACAAAGACAATCAATATATGGTTGCATTTTATAATGGTGGTGTAAAAGTTTGGGATTTAAATGGTAATCAATTACCTGTAACAATAGCAAGTGGTTCTAGTTATTTAACTTCTACTAATCCTAAATCAGATTTTAAATTAGTTAACATTGCTGATTACACTTTTATTGCTAATAAATCAAAAACAGTTTTAGCAGATACTACAACAAGTGCTGCAAAAATAGAAGAGTTTTATATTAATGTTGTAACATCTAATTATGGTAGAGAATATGCTGTAACAGTACAACATCCCAACATGTCTTATGCTGTTAAATCTTCTTTACAAATGCCAAGTGGTAGTAATTTAAACCATGATGCTGTGTTTAGAGATACAGCGCATATTGCAGATATTTTATTTAGAGGTACATCTAGTGCTTATTTTGATGCATCTTCAGATGCTGATTTTAAATTAACTAGAGAAGACACAGGTGCAACTTTAAGCACAACACAAGGATTAGGAACATCTTCGGAAGTAACTAATTATTTTACTATGTCTCAATATCCGGGAGTTATTAGAGGTATTTCAACAAATGGTAATAGTAATTACACAGTGTTAACAGCTGATGGTTCTGGCAATACAGGTATGTATTCTATAAGAGATGAAATATCTGATTTTACAAAATTACCTTATCATGCAAGTACTGACAGTATTATAAAAGTTACTGGTGAAGATGGAGATACATTATCTGATTATTACGTAAAGTTTGAAACAGATGGTGTTTGGAAAGAAACTATAGGTCAAAGTGTTAGTTTAGGTTTAAATAATTCTACAATGCCGCATGCATTAATAAATAACAATGATGGCACATTTACATTTCAAGAAATAAACTGGACTGACAGAACATGTGGAGATGGTATTACTAATTCAAACCCTAGTTTTGTAAACAATAAAATTAATAATTTATTGTTTTATAAAAATAGATTAGGAATATTAGCTAGAGATAATTTAATTTTTACAGAAAATGCAGAATTTTTTAATTTCTTTTCAAAAACTGTAACACAAGTTTTAGACACTGACCCTATTGATATAGCAGCTTCAGGCTCTGAAGTTAACACATTGTTTGATAGTGTTGCATTTAATGAAAGTTTATTATTATTTTCTGAAAAAGCACAATATAAATTAGGAAGTGTAGGAGAAACAATATCCCCTACATCAGCTGTTTTAAATGAAGTATCTGCTTTTGAATATAATAATAATGTTAAACCTGTTTCAGCAGGTAAGTTTGCATATTTTTCACAAGCAAGAAACAATAACACAGCTATAAGAGAATATTTTGCCGATGATGACACTTTAACTAATGACGGTTTAGACATTACAGTGTCTGTACAAGATTTAATACCAAGTAATACTTACCAATTAATTAGTAATACAACTGAAGATACATTGATTGCATTAGCTTCTGATACAGCAGATACTCAAATAGCTCCATACACAACTGGCACCAATGTTACTTCTGTTAATGCAGGTACATTATTTATCTATAAATACTTTTTTGATAGAGGTGAAAAAGTACAAACTGCATGGTCTAAATGGGTGTTTAACAATGCTAAAATATTAGGTGGTATGTCTTTTGAAAGTTTTATTTATTTAATGGTAGTAGAAGGCACTAACACAAAATTAATAAAAATAGATTTACGAAATTTAAAAGATACGACTATAGGATTTGGTGTTTATTTAGATTTAAAAACAAATGTTACTGGAACATATAATAGCGGTACAAATTTAACAACATTTACATCACCATATGGTGTTAAAACAGGTTTAATAGCAATTGATGCTGTTAATGGTAATAACTATGCTGTCACAAATACAAGTGGTTCAACATATACTTTAGAAGGCGACCACACAAATTTATATATTGGTATTCCTTACGAGAGTATATATAGAATGTCACAACAGTATGTAAGAGAACGTTCTGGTAGAGGTCTAGTAGCCATTACTTCAGGTCGTTATCAAATTAGAAACATATCATTTAATTATGAAACTTCAGGTTATTTTCAAATTGAAATAACACCTAATGGTAGAAACACAAGTTACTCATTTATGAATGGATATGTTATTGGGACAGCTACAAGTAAAGTAGGTGTACCGGCTATTAGTTCAGGTACTATTAAAGTACCCGTTTCATGTAGAAACACAGATTTTACATTAGATATTAAAAGTTCTTCACACCTGCCGATGTATATTGCTAGTGCAGAAGTAGAAGGATATTATCATAATCGTTCAACAAGGATTTAAATGACCAGAGAAAATTACGTACGACCCGCTATACTAAAAGATACTTTAGAATTAGCACCTAGAATACGCCAAGCTGACCGTGCAGAGATTAGAGCATCTAACAACTCTTCACCTTTACAAGCTTTAGTATTTCCATTTACGGAACCTAATGGTAAAGTTTATAGTATTATAGGCACCACAGATGAAGGTGTTATCGGTATGTTTGGTGTTGCTAAGTGTGCTGAGCCTGAATATGGTGTAGCATGGATGTTGTCTAGTGAAACACTGTTTAAACATACAAAACAATTTATAAAAGAATGTCCGTATTGGATAGATGAGATGGGTAAAGGTTATAAATATCTTTATAACTTTGTAGATAAAAGAAATTGGAAGTCACTTAAATGGCTTCAGTATTTAGGTTTTGAACCAAAAACTGAAATAGGAGATTATGGTTTTGGTAAAATGCCATTTTTATTAATGATGAAGGAGACAAATAATTAATTATGTGTGATGTAGTAACTGCATTAAAAATAGGAACAGCGATAGTTAGTCATAGAAACCAAAGAGCTATAGCTAAAGGACAGCAAGAAGCTAATGAACTAACAAGAAAAAATTCTGACCAAGCATATTTAAATGATTTATCTAAAATAGATAGA